TTAAGTTAACCAAGTCATACCCATTCTGATCAAAGCCTCCGGTACTACCGTCACGAACCTTTTTAGGCCTTCCATCTTCTTGACCTTGGGCTTGATGATGTCGCTGTCATCAACTATTATAGCTGTGTCTGAATTAAATCCTTTACTCTGTTTCTCTATGATAAGGCCTTGAAGTTTTTCAGCCAAACATTCTCTGTGTAAATTACGGTAAAGACGCTCACAGGTTTTCTTCAGACATATCTCTTCACAAAGGTGCTGAGCGATCCGATTGCCAATTATCGAATGACTCTTGATGATGCCTAAACACATGTCATGTATGTGTTTGTACTCAGGTAACGAGAACCCATGCTTAAATTTGTTCAGGAATTGATGAAGTTTTACTTGCTAGCTTTCCTTGGTTTTGATCTGTTGTTTCTTGTTCATTGGCGACTCCTTTTGGTTGGTTTTAGTATACAAGCCTTAACAAGGGGTCGCTCTTTTTGTAAAGCATAATCTATGACAATATTCCCAGCTAAGAGTATATCATCTTATTTAGTTATGCACACTAATCTATACTTATCCACATTGCCTGCTTCCGATTTATTTTAATCTGCCAATTTGAGCCTGCTTTTGTTCTGAAAAACACGACTTACCCACAAATCATGAACAAATTTTTAGTTTTACCCAGATTTTCTGTCATTCTCAAGACAAAAACTCGAACTTATACACATACCCCATGTACAGTCATGGGTTGAAGATTTTCAACAACAACTCCGGACTCAGCTCCTTTGCAATATCGATCTACAGATGTGCATAACAAAATTATGGGGGGATGCGTGCTATTTTTTAATTGGCATTCCCTCATTTATTAATCGATGTTGATATGGCCATTATGAATCTCCCAGATACACTGGTATCAAGGAAGAGATCAACCCCTCAGTCAGTGGCCTCCAGTTAACAAACTACACCAATCCCTTCAATCCAGAGACTACAATCAGATATAGCGTCCCAGTTGATGGCAATGTAACACTAATGATCTTTAACGACAGGGACTAACCGATCAACACTCTGGTGAATGAGTACCAAAACATTGGCAATTATCAAGTGGTCTGGACTGGGAAGGACTCGAGTGGCAATCGTGCCGCTTCCGGTTTGTATTTCACCCGTTAGTGTCGGGAGGCAAATCCATATCTCATAAATTCTGGTGATGAAGTAGTATCAATTAGATAGTCTCATTTCAAAAGGCCCCTACACAGAGAGAATTGTCACAGTCCTACACTTCCAATGGAACGGTGGAAAAGGAGGTTGAGTTCCGGAGACGCCTACTGGATTCATCTCTGAGTCATATTCGATCTGATCGTCTTTGATCCAGGGTGCGAGTGCCTTGATGTATTCCCGGGCATCATCCAGACTGTTGGATTTGGTATCCAGAGCCATGAGGTTATCCACTACCTCGATGGCATCGTTAAGAGGATATATCTTGTCCTGGGCGGCCAATGCCCGGCAGATGTCACTGGTACGGTCATCGAGGATCACCACCCGCTTGTAGTATCTGGCTTTTGCTTTCTTATAGCCTTGCAGTCTCCCGAACTCTCGTATTCTGAGAGCTGTATGCTCTGCCAGACCCTGCCAGTAGTTGGATGATCGGTTGGCTAGGTCATTGAACTGATCTTTGAGGGTATCTGCCAGCATCTCTTTGGTATAGCCTTGTTCTATGGCCTTGGCAAGGGTGTCTGCGAAGTTCTGTCTCACATCGGCTTCAAAGTGATTCCCGATCCAGAACAACTGCTGTTTCTGGATAGTGGAGGATAAGTGTTGATCTTCTATACCCCAGAGCCCTATACTGGTCTTGGTCGGGGCCTGCACTTGGACATCTTTCAATCCGAGCCGTACACAGCGGTCTATTATCGCTTTGGTGGGCTCATTGACCAATGCGGCGAAGTCATCCCCCAACTGAGTATTGATGACGCCCATAAGCTTATCTATGGCGTTCTTGTTGATCTTCTCGGCTCTCGGCATGTCACTCAGCATCTTGATGGCAAGTCGTGAAGCATCCTTGATCTCGGTTTTCCATGCATTGTTCAGGACCCGGTAATACTCAAGCATGAGCTTATCATAGTAGTTCATCAGAAGCTGACCCTCCGGACTTTCACTCTGTTCCTGCCGATATCGTATTCTGAGAAGCGTTCCAAACATCCTGCCAGAGCATCACAGGCATCGATATAGCCATCAGGATAAGTGAGGAACTGGGATATCAGAGTTGGAGTATCCTGCCCCTCGGGGAAGAGTACTTTGGCAGTCTCGATGATAGTCTCGGTTCTCTCGATGCGGAGGTTCTTGTTATCTTTGTTATCTATGCGCTTGATTCGATGGGATATCGGTGGCAGATGGTTATCAGTTGCCCACCTGTCGAAGTCGGCAAGGATACGGGCTTGACCATAGGTGGTCTCACAGGCTGCTCTGGCTTTGACCCGGAAGATCTGATCTAACTCCTGATAGGCATCGTAGTAGTATCTGAAGAACTTGGTGTTCTCGGTCTGACGTATCCAGACATGGATCACATAGAAGCGGTTGCCATCATAGCCAATGGAGATGACAGCTTTGAAGCAGCCTTTCTCTCCCCAAGCAGGATCGGCATAGAGCCAGACTCGCTTCATCTTGGTAGGCTCCGGCAGGTTCCGGTACTTGGTGAACCAGTGGTTCTTGAAGATGTTACCTTCTATGACAGGCTGACCAAGCATCTCTCTCTGATATCCGGTATGACCGAACTTGGCTCGCAGGTTTGGCAAAGTGGCAGTGGGGTATTGAGCTTCCCAAGTGGACTTGCCATGCAGATCTTCAAGAGAGAAGCGCAGGATTGCTTTCTGGTGCGTTTTAAGTGCGATCTGGTATGTAACGTCTAATTCAGGATCATCTGTCCGTATTTCGCCTAATATGAGCTCTTGAAACTGACAGATGGCATAGTTCGGGTGTACCAGGTTACTAAGCCAGATAATCTTGCCACTGCCCTCCGGAGACAATGCTCCAGCAAGCTCCTGGGATATCTTTTCCATGCGTCTCTTGCCGATGGACTGGTTACCCATGTTCTCTTCTTTGTCGATATCATCGCAGATAATGAGCCCGGGCCGCTTGGCTGTCTTGGGATTGATAGTTCCCCTATGAGACTGCTTGATACTTCTGGCTCTGATCCTGGCTTTATTCTTGAGATAGAAGTCGAGATCGAATGAGTCCATAGGCTGCAGCTCCGGAAAATCAATGGTGAGCCGTTTATTGTTCTGCAATTCATGCAAGGTAAAGGCTGTCCTCTCCTGCGCCAGATCTACGTCTGCGGCAGTATGTATAACGTAGCGTTCACCTTTGATGATCTTCCAGATGGGATAGACCACTCCCATGAGAACCGTTTTGCCCAGACCACGGAAACCAGTGATAGCGATGATGCCGGTGCTCTTATCCGACTCATCGAACATAGTCTCGTGGGCTGGGCAAAAAGGTAGTGGGAAAACATGCGGGAAATAGGTATGACAGAAGAACGAGAAAGCATCCCAACCATCTTTGGTGGTGCGTCTTATCCTCTCATCCTTGGCTTCAGGATTATCGTCTATAAAAGGCAAGACGGAGATCGTTTTGGATGCGATCTCCGCCAGTGCCTTGTTATGCCGCTGGAGGAACTTCTTAGACATAACAGAAATGCCCCACCGCCTGAGGGGGGTGGCGATGGGGACTTTGAGGGTAGGCAGGATGGTGCAGGGCCGGAGGCAACAGCCCCGCACAGGCTGTCGGGTTCGGAGGGTTTATGTAGGCTTTAGGAAAGCACTTAAGCATTGCGGACTCTCAAATATTCAGCCAGGTCGATTACGATGCTATTGAACTTCTTGAGCAGGGTCTCATGCCCTTTCTCGATCATGAAGTCGGTCACTTGATCAAGGAATCGAACAATATAGTCGTTTAACTCCTTGGACGGCTCGGAGTCCTTCTGGTTCTGCTTGATGAGTGAGACCAAGCTCTGCAGAGCGGTGTCTGCCGGGTTCTTAGCATATTCTCTGAGTGCCTGAATGAGCGCTCTCTTGCGGGCGATGCTAATCTCATGGTCGAGCTTACGCTCTTCTTTGAACAGCTCATCCCACTTACCGCTCTTGATCCACTTGCGGACGGTGATATCGGATACACCGAAGATCACCGCCAGCTCATTGGGATCGGTCTTACCGTTCAGATAGGCTTCTTTGCAGTTGTCCCGCTTGATGCGGAACTCAAGCGCATTACTCATACTCAGGTCTTACCTTGTGTCTGTCCAGATAAGCGTTCAGGTCTTTGCCTTTGCAGCGCAGTTGACCATTCTCTTTAGTTCTGAAAGCAGGCAGAGGATTCTCAATGTCCGGTATCCAGCGGTAAACACTGGAACGGTCGACCCGGAGGATATCAGCTATCTCATCCGTGCGGTAGTTGCGCTCATCATTGAAAACGCTCATTGGCCTAATCTCCTCTGCTGCATTGTTATTCATAGATGCCATGTTTCGTACTCCCGTATTTCTTTCAATTCCGTTTGCATAAGGATGCCAATCTTTCGCCTATAGGGCAGGGAAGTTGAGGACGATCTGGCGGAACTGCCCTGACTCGTCACGTTCATAGAAGTTGATGTACTGCTTGGTGGCAACCACCTGGATAGCCTGGTCGATCAGTTCCATCGCTTCCTTCCAGGTTTGATCTTTGATGTTGTAGCGACGCAGGCGTAGGATACGGTATTTGGCGATCTCACCTTTCTTATCCACCTGGAAGGCTTCACCAATGATGGCTCGGAGGTTAACGTTAGAGTCAGCAGACCAGGCTTTGAGGCTGGCTTTGAGGCACTCATCGATCTTCTGTTTGGCGAGTTGGAGTTCGATCCCGAACTGGATGCGTTCTTTGAATCTGATCTCTACCCGGTACTTGCCGTCAAAGCTGTTGAGGACGGCATTGCCTTTCCACTCCAGTCCGTTCTTCTCGGCTACCTGCTGGAGGTATAGCTCCACGTCCGCAAAGAATTGATTCTTGTCAGCTACCATACGGTCATGCAGTTTGATGGCTCTGGTTATGGTCTTGGTTACGATGGCATCCTGCTTAAGGATTTCCGGTTTGATGATAGATACAGGGATACTCTGTCCGTTTGCGTCAGTACGAGTGGGAACTGGCTTCTTAGCCTTAGGGGTTTTGGAGGTCTTGGGGATGTCAATTAGATGTCTCCTTATTGATTGTATTCTTGGCTTTCGTTTCACTTTGTTTGTTGTAGTTCTGCAGCATTGCGATCACAGCTCTGCGCTCCTTCTTGTTGAGTAGGTTCCAGTGGGTTTTAGAAAAGTGTTTGATCATGAATGCCCTCAGATCAGACTCAGTCCAGCCCGCAGACTTCATGAGAAAGAACATATACTTGCCCTGAGAGTCAAAGGTAAAAGCATGGGGTCTGCCATGCTTACGGTACTTGAGCAGGAGAGCCTTCAACTCTGTTAAGCGATCCTCCGGTAAGGCTTTGAGTGATTCACCATAACCAAGGCCCTTGGTGATGAACCTGAAAGCATCGAGTGGCCAATGGAACTTCTTGACCCGGAGGCCATGTATCTGTTGACGTAGTTTGCGTTCCCGCTGTTCCTGAGTCATAGAATGCCCTCGCTTTATTTACTTATGCTTAGTGGTTTGCGTTGTTTTCTTGCGGCGTCTCTGGGGCTGGATTCCGCACTTTTCCCGCATCTCACTGATGATGCCCTTCTTGATCACGGAGCCAACCTTGAAGATGTTTGCCATGTTCTTGGTGTAGTATCCGGACTTGCAGATCCCCACCGCATCCACCGAGATCAATGCCTCCAGATACAGATAGACCCACTGCCGGCTGCGTTTCATCAGTTCCGCCAGTTGCCTGATGCTCTTCACTTTGGTACATCTGAGCAGGCAGCAGATATCCTGGCAGGCTTTGATGTCGAATATCCAGTTTCCACTATGGATGGTGGCCACTCTGGTCGCATACAGTCCGCGGTTGGTGATATAGATATCCTCATGCTTGGATATCTTCCTGATCACATCTCCCACAATCAGGTGCCTGAGACGGTCTTTTACAACCTCAGGATCAGCTCCCGTACACTGGCAGATCATATCCACATTGAAGTAGTTCGGATAGCTGTCCACGAAGCGGTCAATCATGATTCTCTGCTCTCTCATAATGCCCCCTGTGCCAGAATATCGTTCATGGCCTGGATGGGATTGACCTTATACTGGCATTCCAGCATGTGCATGATCTTTACGGCTTTGCGTAGGTTGCCTGCCGAGTTGTGATGGATATAGTTGACCATCGCTTCATTGCATTCCACACTCATCACTTCTGCAGCAAGCTGCCTGACATCTTCCAAGCTTACGGACTGGAACTCATAGAAGTAGTTACAGCGGTCAAAGTAGTATTCATTGATCTGGTTAAGCCTGTCCTTGGCATTCTGCATTCCGACCAGAACTACAACCGCCAGCGTCTCATCAACCAGGTCCCTTATCGCTCCGAGTAATTGGGGATAGCGGAATGCATAGTCGATCTCATCGATGATGATCACAGTATCTTCATGGTCAAGTAGCAGTTGGATGCACTGTTTGTAGAGGTTGTTGGTGGTTCCTGCCGGAAGATAGTCTCCCATGCCGAAGCTGATATACAGGTTCTGCAGCAGTTCTTTGGCGAAGGTCTTGGGTGTGGTCGTGGCTTCCAGTCTCAGATAGACATAGCCACGTGTATAAGCGATGCGCCTGGCATAAGTGGTCTTTCCCAGACCGGGTCTGCCATACAGCATACCCAGTCCCACCATCTCCATGCGGGGACGGTTGAGCAGGAAGTCGATACAGCGGTCGGCTTTCTGAACATTGGTGATTGGTACAAGCTTTCCTTGTTTCACTTGTTCCTCCTTTATTTGATTCCGATGGTTTTCAACATCTCGGTGAAGCTCTCATCCTTAAAGGGATTGTATTGCTGATCCTGCGTTGTTGCTGGATCAGTGTGCTTATCAATTTGATTGGTCACGGGTTTGATATCTGGCTCGATGGCTGCAGCTTGACTCTGACTGGTCACGATCTCTTCCAGCCTGGCGATCTCCTCCTCGGGTCCTGGTTTGGGAGCTTCGATCATGGGAGGCTGGATAAAGGTGGGATTAGCATGCCTGGCTTCCAGCAGTGGGTTGAGTACCCGGTCTACCGACTCCTGGTTCTTCTTAACGAATAGCTTGGACTGCTGTTCATTCATGCGTTGCAGCTTCTTGATATACCTGTATTCGGTATTCAGTTCTTTATGGGAGATGGGATTGTCCTTATCAAGATGCACGAAGGGATGCTGTGATCTTCTCAGTTCTGCCTGGCAGATGAACTTGTCTCTGCTATCATAGACCAGTATCCATCTGGCATCGGCATAGTCGTATCTGAACACTACAGGCTTTCCGATATGCTTGATCAGCTCCGGATGCCAGTATTGCAGCTTGTTGAAGACTATACCATCGTTGCGGACTGACTTGCGCTCAGTCGCCAGCATCATGAAGTTCAGTTTATCAGGCTGCACTATTCTGCCTTCAGGAAGTTCTGCAGCACTGAAGACCTGCCAGGGAGTCTTGCCATTTAGGCCGCCATGTGGATTTTCACCATAGATATAACGGACATAGTATCCGATCATCCGCATCGTCTCTTCAATCGTGGGCGGTTCACCCTGATACAGCTTCTTTACCCATTTCTCGTTACGCATCAGGGTAGCTGGTTTATCGGCTACGCTTGCTCCCCTGAAGCTGGCGATAAAGCGTTCAAACTGTTCCTGGAAGGTCTTGAAGAAGCGTTCAATGATCTTGGCTTTGGCATTGTAGCTCTCTGCGAAGTGGGCTTCGATCCCGAGCTTGGGGAAGATGCCTCCCAGTTCCAGTTCCAGATCATGGTGATCCCACTCTTCATGAAACAGCTTCGACCGGAAGGCTTTGCCGTTATCAAGATATACGCACTGCGGTAAAGCACCCCAGTTCAGGAAGCCGTTTCTGAATGCCACTTGGATATGATGGCTGTCTTCCGTAAAGGCGAGTGAGGCACCCACCGGATAGCGGCTTGCCCAGTCCATCACCATGATCATGGTCATGCGTTGAGCTTTCCCGGTCTTGGGGTTGAGGATATCGAAAGCCAGCGTATGACCGTCTGCTACCCAGACCTGACCGACCTTGAGCAGCCTGCTGTCTCTATGAATGGTCTTGATGATATGCTCCGCTACATATTTACTGCCCTTCCTGGTCTGCTCCCAGATCGCCAGATTGTCATCCCGCCAGTCTTCACACCAGCGTCTTAGTGTCGGTATGCTGGAAGGAGACTCATAATGTCCCATGCGGGCTTGAGCCTTGAGCATGGTTATGGCAGATCCGATGGTAACTTTATTGGGGTGCAGAAGGATGCTGAGGAGGATATTACCTTCCAACTCGCTGATCTTACGTGGGCGCGTGCTATTCTTGTTCCCATGTAAGAGAGCATACATATCCCGCTCAGTCTGTAGATAGAGGTCAATCCAACAGCGCAGGGCTCGCTCTTTGCGTTCTCCCCGCAGCTTGTATAGCTCAGGAACCAGATTGCCATGATTGTAATCGATTACAATCTGCTTCCACCCTTCTACCTTAGACTCACAATCTTCCAGTCTGCGTAAGACCAGCGTACAGAAGTGTCCTAATAGTCTGGCTTCCGTATCATATTTGAGGGGCAGGCTCTCCCGGGGACTGAAGTCGATGTAGCCTTCCCGGTTATAGAGAGCAGGTAGATTAAGATCATCTGCTCCATCATCAGATTCAGTATTTGAATGTAGCGCTATACCAGACTTAAGCGCAGGCAGCATATCCACAGGACTTTGCTCTGCCGGTTTAGGACTGGCGGTATTGATGGCAGCCTGCTTGGGTTTCCGTCCCCGCTTACCCATCATGCCGAGATTGAGGGTAACGATATTCGTCCCCGCCAGTTCCTTTTCCAGGAACTCAGCATATTCCTCGACTGTGAAATCATAGAAACTCATAGTAACCTTCCTCACCCTCTTTGCATTTGCGGTATTGGTAGATCAGGGCACTGTTTACTAATTTGCCACCAATCTCCACTCTCTTTTCGATATGGTGCTCCGGCAGCAGTCCTTGCTTCTCGCAGTCCTGCATCTCCATTGTCAGCAGCTCGGGGCTGGTTAGCAGGAAGGTCTTGACCGTCTTGCCTCCGCTCAGTGATACCTGCTGCTTATGCACGGTTATCTTATTCTCCTGTACAAAACGCCAGACTGTCCGGTTGGAACGCTGCATAAGTTCAGCTACCCGTTCCACCGTCAGCCAGACCGCCTTGATCTTGCGCTTGCTCATTCTTAGCCTCTTCCAATAAAAATCAGTTGCCGGGACAAGCACTGTGACAAATTTCCCGGGGCTTATGCCGGGGGTTTTATTTGTCACAGTGCCCCCTTGATCATCCACCACTGTGACATATTTCCGGCATTTTAATTTGTCACAGTGCTCAAATCGTCTTGTAATCAGCATTGCGGGTGATTCCGCCCAAACGGAAAGCACTGTGACATATTTCTCTTGATTTAATTTGTCACAGTGCCCGGCTCTTTGAGCTCTGCCTCCGGTCTTGTAAGTGCTCGCTTTCAT